TAGTGGTGGTGGCGGCAGTAAAGTTCCAAACGTAGATAACATTACTTCTTCGTCTTGCAGGGTTTTTTTGCTTAATACTTCAGGGTCTTTTGTAGCCGGTGATGCTTCACTTCTAGTGACCTTGGAGGTTTAGTTGTGAATACATATATTGTTACTTGTCGCACCGCGAATTGTCGAAATAAAGACGTTCCTATAGAGGTAATAAAACCTGCTGACGGTGACGTTATGTGCGGTCCGTGTAAGCAACCTATTACTGATGTAGTTTTGGATGACTAATGGCCGACTATCGCGAGTCTGGCTGGGATTATCGAAGGGCGAATACTTCGTATCGTGGCGTAACGCTGCACTCAGTTTCTGCCGATTTGTCGGCGGCATGTACGGTTTCGGCGACAGGGATAGAAATTGCGAGTGTTGCAGCGGACTTGGCTGCGAGTGCGTCGGTATCTGCGACTGCGATAGAAATTGCTCTAGCGACTGCGGCGCTTACGGGAACTGCGACAGTTGCTGCTGCGGCGACAGCGACATACAGTAAATCTGCTGACCTTTCTGCTTCGGCGACTGTTTCAGCGACAGCGATAGAGGTTGCTTTAGGTTCTGCTGCTTTGTCTGCAGCTGCTACCGTATCTGCTTCCGCTATTGAAATTGCTTTAGGAACTGCGGCGCTTTCTGCTGCCGCTACTGTTTCTGCTTCTGCTATAGAAATAGCGTCAGGGGCTGCTGATCTTTCAGCGGCTGCTACTGTTTCAGCGACTGCGATTGAAATCGCGTCTGGTACGGCGGCTTTGTCTGCTGCGGCTACGGTTTCGGCTACTGCAATTGAAGTTGCATTAGGTTCGGCGGCACTGGTAGCGTCAGCGACGGTTGCTGCTGCTGTTCCGCAAACAGTCATCTTTGTTACTGCCGGTTTATCTGCTAGTGCATCGATTACGGCTGCCGCTACTGAGATTGCTCTGGCGACGGCTGCTTTATCGGCTGCTGCGACAGTGGCAGCAACTGCTCAGAAACTTGTACCGGGTGATGTAACTATTGTTGTTGCGTTAAGAGATAATGTTACTATTGCTGCTGCGCTTAGAGATGGTGTTTCTTCGGCGGCTTCCATGTATTATGATGTATCTATGGTTTCTGCTGAAAGAGATTCGGTTGCAATATCTTCTGATTTGCGAGATGATGTTACTTTGGCAGTTAGAGAGGAATAATGGCTACTAAAAAAGATCCGCGATTAAAAAGAGTAGGTGTTTCAGGGTTTAATAAACCTAAACGTACACCTAATCATCCTACAAAATCTCATGTTGTCGTTGCTAAAGAAGGCGACAAGATTAAAACGATTCGTTTTGGGCAGCAGGGAGTTAAGGGTGCAGGTAAAAATCCTACATCTGCTAAAGAAAAAGCAAGAAAAAAATCGTTTAAGGCTCGTCATGCAAAGAATATTTCTAAAGGCAAAATGTCTGCTGCATATTGGGCTAATAAAACTAAATGGTAGTTAGGAGGAACAATGCCAAGAGTTGCTGGAAAAAAATATCCTTATACTGCTAAGGGTAAAGCCGCTGCTGCAAAAGCAAAGAAAAGAAAGAAAAAATAATGGCCACTTACGATAAAGGTGACAGGGTACGAGTTACCGCTACGTTTACTTCTAATTCGACTGGCACTAATCCAGATGGCGGTGTTGTAACTACTCACCGTAAACCTGATGGCACAGATACAGATGTTTCTGAAACCGCTAGTGGTAGCGGCGTATATGTGGCTGATGTCACGTTAGATCAGATAGGTACTCATACAGTAAAGTTTGTTGGTTCAGGCTCTGTCGTAGCGGCAGAAGTCATTGAGTTAGAGGTAACAAAGAGCGTATTTGACCATTCATGACTAACACAAGTAAGGACAGGGGTGAGAAGAATAGGTTACTATTCTTAGAAGCCTTAGATGAAACAGGGGTGATATCAACTGCCTGTGGTATTGCTGGTGTTACTAGGTCAGCATACGAGAAATGGCGGCAACGCATACCTGATTTCGCTGCGAAAGCCGACGCTATACGGGCAGCAGCGTTAGAAAGAGAAGGACCAAGAGAGTTTGACGGGTCATTTGACTCGTTTCGTAGCGATTTCTTCGGGCATCAGTCCCCTTGGTTCCACATGAAAGCGATAGAAGCCTACGAGAACACGCCCCCTGGGGGCATAACCCTTATACTTTGGCCACCTGAACATGGTAAAACCACTCTTGCTGAGGATTATTTCACCTATAAACTGGCGTTAAACCCTGAGTTTCGTATCACAGTAGGGTCTGAAGGGCAGGATATGGCCCGTAAAATCCTCGGTAGGGTACGTGGACGTATGGAACCGCATGGTCCTTACCCTAAATATGTGGCAAAGTTTGGTCCTTTTGTACCTCAGAACCAGTCTGGTCGTAAAACAGCGCAGGCTTGGGGTGCTGATTACTTTAATGTGTTTAAGAAATCGTCGCATGATGAGCGCGATTACTCTATGGTTTCGTTGGGTTGGCGTTCTAAGATCGCTGGTACCCGTACCGATCACTTGCATGTGGATGATATTCAGTCAAGAGTTTCTTTAAATTTGACCGAACAAATGTTTGAAGTGTTTCGTCAGGACTGGTTGACACGCCCCGGTGAGACTGGACGTACAGTTATTAACGGTACTCGTGTGGGTCAAGACGATTTTTATGAACGGGTAATGGATGAAATAGACGAAGATATATTGAGAGTTATTAGATTCCCTGCGATATTAACTAACGCTGAAGGGGAACCGGAACCTTTATGGCCTGAGTTCTTTAGCATGGAAGCGCTTGATCGTATCCGCAGGAAAGTAGGGGAAGAGGCGTGGGCAAGGAACTATATGCAGCAGCCTATGGCTTCTTCAGAAGCGACGTTTACTGATGACGCTATTGATTTATGCAAGAACCCTTTGCGTTCTGTAGTGCATCATCCTCCTAAAGACTGCACTGTATACATTGGGTTAGACCCTGCGTTGGGTTCTAATAATTGTATTGTTGCTGCGACTCCGCATGAAGGTAAGTTGAAAGTTCTTTTTGTTAAAGAAGATGTTGGCTTTACCCGTAACGAACAGATACTTGGGGTAGTGGAAGACGCTGTTCAAAGATGTATGGCTAATGGGTCTACTGTTTCTGATGTTGTTATTGAAGCAATGGTTTTCCAAAAGGGTTTGTCTCGTGATGAGCGTTTAATAGAGATGACTAACAAATACGGGTTTAGGGTACGGGAACATTTAACTGGTGTTAATAAATATGATGAAGCGATAGGTGTTCCATCTATGGCTCTGTCATTTATGCGAGGAGAAATAGAACTACCTTGGGCTGACGACACTCAGACGAGACATCAGATAGGTGAGTTGATTCGTCAGTTAAAAACGTGGCGACCATTAAAGCGAGGAACTCGTTTACGACAGGATCAAGTTATGGCATTATGGTTTATATGGATTCTGTGGAGACAGCGAAAACAGTCTTTTGACGTAGACTCTTCACAATTCAGTTATAAGGCGCTACCATGGAAAGGTATTCGGACTCCGAGTAAGGTATTTTAAATGGCTTATACTTTTGAGGAGATTGCAAGCATCATCCGTCATAGGCAAGATGCGCAGTCTCCTTTATTGCAACGTATGTTAGAGGTTAAGGATCGTTATAACGGCGATTACGTTATTCCGATTCCTTCCATGGATGAAGAACCTGTTCTTCCACCGTTAACTCCGGCTCTTATTTCTGAGAACATTGATGCTGTCGCTCAACGCGCTGCGTCTGTTGTTCCGTTTATAGGATGCCCAGCGATTGACGCTAGTAAAGAACGTGGTAAACGTTCAAGAGAATACGCTGATATTCGTAAACGTGCGTTGGCTGCTACATGGTATAAGAACAAATACAAAGTTAAAGCCCGTCGCGCTTACCGGCATCTCGCTGGTTATGCGACAGCCTGCTTTGTTGTATACCCAGATTTTAATATGGGTTGCCCGAAAATAGAAGTTCGTGATCCACTTAATGTTTACCCTGAACCGCAGGCTGCTGAGAACTTTGATGTTCCCGGTAACTGTGGTTTTATTTATGGCAAGTCTGGTGAATGGCTACGACAGAACTATCCGAATAGCCGTCAAGAAAATGGTGGTCCTGTTCCTTCTGACGAAAACGGAATGCAGGAACTATGGGATGTAGTTGAATGGATAGATGCCGAACACATTGTTATCGGTATCCTTGGTCCACGTTATACAGTGCGGACTCATGATTCTTCTATACATTCAAGTAATTTTGAATTGTCTCGCCACATAAACAAAGCCGGAATGCCGTGTGTGATTACACCGGGCAGGGTAACACTTGATCGCATTCC